AAAGAATCAATTAATCATGTCCTCAAATCGAGGTATGGCACTAACCAACTTTCGAGAGATCGCCTACCTATTCGAGAGCTCAGATTATCTACGGCCGATGGTTAAACAGATCCGCTTTGCTAACGGTACGGAATCGATCGAGATAATGCCTAAGTATGGTGGCGGTCGATTAGATGTAGTAGCTTCGACCAGAGATGGTAGCCGTGGTCGCTCCGCTTCTTTTCTTTGGATCGATGAATTACGAGAAGTAAATAAAGAAGCTTACGCCGCAGCTCTGCCAGTTACCCGGGCGCAACCTAATAGCCAGAGTTACTTTAGCTCTAATAGTGGCGATGCCTTTAGCGATGTATTAAATAACTTACGGGAGAAGTGCCTAAGCCATCCGCCGGAGAGTTTAGGATTCTATGAATACTCTGCTCCCGAATTCGCTCCGGTTACAGATCGTAAAGGTTGGGCTATGGCCAATCCATCACTAGGCACGCTAATTACAGAAAACGCCATCGAAGAATCTTTGGCTGTAAATACGATCGAGGATTTCAGAACGGAAACGCTCTGCCAATGGATTAGCTCGCTAGCTAGTCCGTGGCCGCATAATTCGGTCGAAGATACCAGCGATAAATCGCTACAGCTGTCGCCGGGTCCACTTACTATATTCGCCTTCGATATTAGCCCGAGCCGTCGAGATGCTTCGCTAGTAATGGGCCAAATAACGCCATCGGGCAAGATCGGCGTAGCTGTATTGGAAACCTTCTTTAGCCAGGTAGCCGTTGACGATACCGTCGTAGCGGCAGCTATAAAAAAATGGTCGGATATTTACTTTCCGAGGGTTATCGCCTTTGATAAATATACTACTCAATCGGTCGCCACAAAATTAGAGCGATCCGGATGCGCCGTTAGGGATGTATCGGGTCAACAGTTTTACCAAGCTTGCGGAATGCTCCACGATGCTTTGGCTAATAAAAAACTGGTCCATTCGGGGCAGGATATTTTTATAACTCACTTCAATAACTGCGCAGCTAAGCAATCGGATGCAAGTTGGAGAATCATCCGAAGGCGATCAGCTGGGCCCGTCGATATTGCAATCGGCGCAGCTATGGCCGTTTACCTACTTACAGATCCGCCAGAGATAGCTCAAATCTACGTTTAGACACGATCAACGAATACCCGAATATGCTTGATTTTTACGAGAGAATATGCTCATGGGATTACTTCAAACGCTGGGCCTTCGTAATGCGAGCACGCCTAAAGTCGAAGCGCAATATGCGCCGGCTGTTATGGATTCATCATACGGTATCGGTTATTTTAATACTGGCTCTGCTAATTCTTTAGGAGTTGGCTCGGTCGGTCGTGATTTTGCGATGCAGGTGCCAACAGTTGCAAGATGTCGTAACTTAATCGCTGGAGTAATTGCATCTTTAGATTTAGAACTGTATAACAAAACTACAGGTAAAAAATTAGGTAAGCCTAGATGGTTAGAGCAACCGGATGTAAGACAACCTAGAAGCGTTACGATGGCATGGACCATCGATTCATTAATTTTTTATAATTTAGCTTACTGGCGGATTACCGAGCAGTATGCCGATGACGGGCGACCTTCTCGCTTTGAATGGGTTGCTAATAACAGAGTAACTTTTACTACTAATAAATTTGGTACAGAGATCGAGCAGTATTACATCGATGGAATTGCCGTACCTATGGAATCTATTGTAACTTTTCAAGGATTAAACGGTGGCGGAGTTTTACAAACTGGCGCACGTACTATCCAAGCTTCTTTAGATTTAGAAAAGGCGGCAGCTGTTAGCGCAGCTACTCCAATGCCTACCGGATACATTAAAAACACCGGAGCAGATTTACCAGAATCTCAAATCTCCGGATTATTAGCAGCTTGGAAATCTAGTCGCATGAATAGATCTACAGCTTATTTAACTTCTACCTTATCTTATGAAACTACAGGATTCTCACCTAAGGACATGACCTACAATGAGAGTTTACAATTCTTATCGACCCAGGTAGCGAGATTAATGGGCGTACCGGCTTTTATGGTATCGGCAGATATGAATAACAGTATGACCTATCAAAATATCCTAGATGGTAGAAAAGAATTTTTAGCCTACACCTTACAGCCTTACATCTCAGCTGTAGAAAATCGTCTATCTATGAACGATATAACAAATTCTCAAAACGTGGTCCGCTTTGCGATCGATGATACATTCTTACGGGCCGATGCTATGGAAAGATTAAACGTTATAGAGAAGATGCTTAATCTTGGCTTAATCGACATCGATCAAGCTAAAGAGATGGAAGATTTAACGCCAGATGGTAACGATTCAGAGATGGAAGAAGAAGATACAGAAGAAGAAGATCTACTAGATAACGAAACCGAGTTAGGACTATAAATGGAACTAGAAAACATACACTTAACCTTTGCTAGCCAAATTGAATCTAGCGATGCCGGCCGTAGATTAATTTCTGGGGTCGTATTGCCATTCAACACTATTGGCAATACCTCAGCTGGCCCGGTTCAATTTAATTCTGGATCTGTAGAGATCCCAGATGCTAAACGTATTAAATTATTAGCGCAACATTCGCAAAATGATCCAATCGGTAGAGCACAAAGCTTTCAAGTTACCCAAGATGCAATTTACGGAACTTTTAAAATTTCTGCATCTCAAAAAGGTAATGATTATTTAATCATGGCCCAAGAAGAATTAATTTCATCTCTGTCTATTGGAGTTGACGTTATTAAAGCTAAGAAGAATGCCGATGGTGTGCTAGTCGTATCAGCTGCCAGAATGGTCGAAGTGTCTTTGGTCGAGAGCCCGGCTTATCCGGATGCAATCGTAACCAAAGTAGCCGCTAGCGAAGGCGATGCGGTAGAAGAAAACCAACCCAAACAAGAAAGCGAGGCTATCTTGGACAACAAAGCTCCAGAGCCAACCGAAGAAAAGGCAGAGGCAGCTACTCCAATCGTAGAAGCATCTCGCCCAGTAACATCTACTCCGTTCATCTCTACTACTGTACGTTCGCCTATCAATGATTTTGCGAGCTACACAGAGCACAAAATTAAAGCTGCTCTAGGATCAGATGAATCACGTCTATTTATTTCAGCTGCGGATGATTCATTCTCAACTAACCCAGCTTTTAACCCTACTCAATACCTAAGCGAATTCGTAACGAATACACGTTTTGGAACTCCTACAATCGATGCATGTAGTCAAGGAACTCTGCCTAGCGTTGGTATGACCATAAGCGTTCCATCATTGGTTACTTCAGCAGCTGGCGGAACTGGTGTAGCTCCAGTAGTTACAGTAGAAGCCGAAGCCGGTGCAGTACAAAATACCGGAATGGAAACCGTCTATCTGAATGGAACTGTCCAGAAGTATTCAGGCATGAATACGCTATCTGTGGAGCTCCTAGAGCGCAGCGGATATCCTGGCTTTTACTCAGAGTTGACCCAGCAATTACAAAATGCTTACTTAACTGCAATCGATACAGCTGCACTTACAGCACTTCTAGCAGCTGGTTCATTCGGTACTGCGGAAACAGCAGATTCAACAGGTATCATCGATTACACTTCAGAAGCTTCAGCTGCAATCTACAAAAATACAGGTTACTTCGCACAGAACTACATTGCTAACCCAGCGCAGTACCAAGCTCTATTAGGTGCTACTGATACAACTGGTCGCCCGATTTACAATGCGATCCAACCAATGAACGCAGCTGGACAAGTACGTCCATCATCTATTCGTGGAAATGTATTAGGTCTTGATCTATACGTAGATAAGAACTTCTCACAAACTGCATTCGATGATAGCTCAGCTGTAATCTTGGCTCCAGAAGCTTTCACCGTTTACCGTAGCCCTCAGGCTTACATGAGCGTAAACGTAGTAAGCAATCTACAGGTTCAAATTGCTATCTACGGATTCATGGCAACGATCGCTAAAATGCCATACGGAATCGTCAAATACGCAAAGATCTAAAACACAATAAGGAATCCTCTAGGGTTTAGTAGCCCTATCCCTAGGGGAGCTTTTTAGAAAAGGAGTAAAGAGAATGCCAGCTACTTACGTAACTGTCGCCGAGCTGAGGGCCAATCTTGGCATAGGTACTCTTTACTCCGATTCTGACGTGGAATCTGTGTGCCAAACAAGTCAGGACCTTCTCAATAGTTATCTGTGGTTCGACTTTGCTCCAGTAGTAGGCGCAACGATAAGTAATAACGTAGCGACAGTAATGCTTGCTAATCCAGGACTATTCGTTACCGGAGAATCTGTAACGCTAGCTGGATGCGGTGCTACCTATAACGGCACTTACACAATTACCGGCACGGTGCCATTCTCTAGCGGTACTAATAATATTCTGCCTATGCTTTGGTGGCCGTGGGCATGGCAAAACTGGCCTAACGGTTATTCTTTTATTCAATTTACAAAAACTGCGGCCGATGATAACTTTCATCGAATCGTGCCATACGGCACGGCTACCGGGCCAGATACAAAGACAGCCACTTACGCTAATACGCCGGCTATCCGTCAGGCGGCGATGATATTAGCTGTAGATATATGGCAAGCCCGGCAAGTATCCCAAACAGGCGGAGTAGGAATGGATGGGTTTACGCCTAGTCCATACCGTGTCGGTTACCAGCTTATAAATCGGATCAGGGGCCTTATACAGCCATACGCTAATCCTTCTTCTTTGGTGGGATGATGCCAGTAGCTATAACTACCCTTCGATCCACAATCGCCACAGCTCTTACAAATAACGGAGTATGGAGCACGTTCGCTTTTCCGAGCCCAACTTTATTGGCTAATTCTGTAACGGTATTGCCAGGCGATCCTTATTTACAGCCTACGAATGAAGGCTATAACACTATTGCGCCACTAGCTAACTTTCGTATTCTAATGGCCGTACCTGCCCTAGATAACCGAGGTAACTTAGCCGGTATAGAAGATTTTATCGTAGCTGTGTTTAATAAACTAGAAGCAAGCGCACTATCTTATAATGTTACTAGCGTATCTACTCCATCTATTACAGATGCGGCAAGTGGAGCACTTTTAACAGCTGAACTTAATATATCAATCCTCACGAGTTGGAGCTAAAATGTCTGATCTACATGATATAAACGAAAATAATTTTCTGGCCCGAATCGGTCAGATTAAGCAAGAAGAAGTAAAAACTAAAGCTGCGCCAGCAGAGAAAGAAGAAGAATAATGGCCGTACAATTACAATCTACCGTCGGCGTTAAGATCAACTCTGTTGATATCAGCGACCACGTATCAAGTGCAACACTTTCACAGATCTTCGACGAGCTGGAAATCACCAGTCTTGGAGATGCTTCTCATAAATTCGTAAAGGGCCTAGAAGCTTCTACTTTAAGCCTAGACTTCTTTAATGACTTTGCAGCTTCACAGGTAACACCTACCCTTCAAGCTGCCTACGGTACTACCGTTACAGCTGTACTAATCCCAGTAAAGGGAACCGCAGTAGGAGCCGCTAATCCTTTATACACCGTCTCAATTTTGGTTAATAATTTAACCCCTATTGCCGGAGATGTAGCAAGCATTAACGCATCTTCAATTACCTTTACATGTAATTCGACAGTAGTACAAACAACTACAGGAACCTTCTAAGGAGAATATAACTAATGGCAAAGCTAAAAATTACAAGGGCTAACGGAGAAGTAACGGAACACCGTATTACTCCGGGAATTGAGTACGCCTTCGAGTTGGTTCATAAGGCCGGTATCTCTAAGATTTTGCGGGAGACAGAAAAACAAACAGAAATCTTCTGGCTTGCGCATGAATGTTTACGCAGATCTGGAGTTACCGTGCCTACCTTCGGTCCGGAATTCGTCGATTCTTTAGAATTGGTCGAGGTACTCGAAGAAAAAAAATAGCTATTAGTCGGAGTTCGATGGCCTATCTGATCGCAAAGCTCAGCGTAGAAACCGGGATTCCGCCTAGAGAATTTTTAGAAATGGATGACGAGATGTTACGTCATATCATCCAGGTATTTAACGATAGAGCAAAGGAGATGAACGATGCCAGTAAACGTAACCGGCGTTAAGCAACTCCAGAAGGCTATGCGTGCTGTAGATGATGATTTATTTAAAGAAATGAATACCAGTATAAAAGCCGTCATGCTTCCGATCAGAGATAAGGCTAGAGGATTCCTACCTCGGCAAGATGAAGTTTTAAGTGGATGGGGTAGGCCTACGGCTTCTGTCGCTACTGCCAATTACCGGGCATTTCCGGCTTATGATTATCAAACCGCTAAAACTGGTATTAAATATAAAGCCGGATCTAATAAACGTAATCGTAATGGCTTCTCGGTTACTAATTACGTATCTAACGAATCTGCTCCCGGTGCTATTTTTGAAACCGCCGGCCGTAAAAACCCTAGAGGAACTACAGGCGGAGCATCTTTAAACCCTAATGCTTCTATTCAATTTATCGAATCTTTGCCAGAGATGACCAATAACTATAAAACTACTGGTCGTAAGCGAGATGGTCGCTTAATCTATAAAGCATGGTCAGAAGATAGCGGTAAGGTTTATAAGAAGGTCGTAGATGCTGTAGAAAAGACAGCTAATAAATTTAATGCTAAACAAGCGAAGGCGGCATAATGGCCAGTTTAGTCGTATCCGCATTATCTACCTGGAGCAATAAAGGATTAAAGAAGGCTGAAAAGGATGTATCGGCATTCGACAAAACGGTAAAGAATCTAGGTAAAACCTTCGCTGGAGTATTTGCCGCTTCTACTATTTTAAACTTTTCTAAAAATGCTGTTAAAGCATTCATGGATGACGAGAAGGCCGCTAAGTCTTTAAATGTTGCGTTAAACAATTTAGGGCTAGGATTCGCAGCTCCAGGCATAGAGCTATACATCAACAATCTTCAAAGAATGACCGGCGTACTAGATGACGAATTACGCCCAGCCTTTCAAACTTTAGTTACTGCAACTGGTGATTTAACTTTAAGCCAAGAAGCTTTAGATACTGCGCTTAACGTTTCAGCTGCTACCGGCAGAAGTTTACAAACAGTATCCTTAGCTCTTACTCGTGGATTTTCCGGGCAGACCACAGGCCTTAGCCGTCTAGGAGCAGGATTAGATAAAACATTACTAGCCAGCGGCGACATGAATAAGATTATGGCCGAACTTAATAAGAAATTTTCTGGTCAGGCGAAGGCTAGATTATCTACTTACGCTGGCCAGATGTCCTTGCTTCAAGTTTACGCCGCAGATGCTCAGGAAACTATTGGTAAAGGTTTACTAGATGCTATAAAGATTTTAGGCGAGGATAACTCGATACAAAACGTCGGCGATAGTATGCAAAACCTTGCCGACAATATATCTAACGTAACTACTAACCTGGCTAAAATGATTAAAACTATGGGCGATATAGCTTCTAATCCGGCCTTTCAAGCCGTCGTAGCCCTACTTCTATTAAGAGCCGGCCGAGTTGATTTATTAGCTAAAGTGTTTGCCGGTGCTGCGCTGGGTAGTGTTTTAACCGCAGAAGGTAAACCTGCCGATAGAGAAGACGCTAGAGAAATTGAACGAAAGTTAATGGCTGATCGCAATAGAGAAGCTAAATTATTAAAAACTACTAATACTTTACGTACTGTAGAAAATGATTTATTAAAGAAAAAAACAGAGGTCGATAAACTTAAAGAAAAATTTGACGTAGAGCGCATCGGCTTAATGGCTGCTCTTAACGCTGCAACCGATGAAGAAACTAAACAACGCCTAAGAGCCCAATTAGCGATATTAGATAATAATGCCGCTTTAGCCAAAAAATCTAATGCTGAATTGGAAGCTGCTAATAGTCTAAATATGCTTAATGCGGCTACCCGTGGTTTAACTTTGCAAATGGGCGCATCAATTTCTGATATTCAAAAATTCTTAGGTGCTCAATCTAGTAACTATAATCAATACATAGCGACAGGTACTTCTCCATCGGCTCCTATGGATCCGACAACTTCTAAAGTGGTTAATGATTATCTCGCTGCAGAAACAGCCAAAGTAACAGAACAAACACTAAGTTATTTAGAAAAGTTACGCACAAAAGTCAAAGATCCTTCTCAAATACAAACGGTAGAATCTTTTTACGGCCAGATTAAAGGAATTGCTGCTTCTCAACCTCAACAAAGCGTAAATAACAAAGTAGAAGTAACAGTAAATGGATCTATCTTGGCTCTACAGGATTTAGATAAAGCGATCGAGGATGCGATGCTTCGGATCCAGCGACAGAATGGCAATTTAACGCCGGCAGGATCTATTCAATAATGACCGTACCCGTCGTAAATGCAGTTATAAACTTTTCAACCGGTCCTAGCTTTGCTCAAACTATGATTTTAGATCAAGGAATTTTAGGAACAAATATTCTTGGCGATTCTGCCGCTGTAATTGTTGACGTATCTGATCAAATTAACTTAATTCAAACTAACCGAGGCCGTAACGCTACAGCCGATCAATTTACGGTAGGTACATGTAGCCTTCGTATTGTCGATCAAAATGGCGACTTTAATCCACAGAATCCCGCTAGCCCATATTAC